ACCCCATTTGAATTACCTGAAGTTGTTGCCGGTACGAAACAGTTACTTGCTTTTGGTTTTGCACAAAGCGATCTATTACCAACTATGCGAAAACTAGGCGACCTTGCTTCTGGACTTGGTGTACCTGTTGGTCAACTAACAAACGTATTTGGTCAGGTTAAAGTTGCTGGCCGGCTTATGGGCCAAGACTTACTGCAGTTTACCAATGCCGGTGTACCGCTTATTGAAGCGCTAGCGACAACAATGCAAAAACCACAAAGCGAGATTAAGAAACTCGTCGAGGAAGGCAAAGTCGGCTTCCCAGAAGTTGAAACTGCGATCAATTCACTTACCGGCGAGGGTTCGAAGTTCGGCGGCATGATGGAGAAACAATCCAAGTCGTTTAACGGTGTTGTATCTAACATCAAGGATGGCTTTGGCCAGATGCTCCGCTCCGCTGTTGGTATAAGCCCGGCTGGCGATATTGTGGCTGGCGGTGTATTCGATAAGATCAAGAAAGCAGCCGAGGTCGCAATGCCTAAAATTCAAGAAATGATACCGACAGTAACCGCAGTAGTCGGTGGCCTTGTTAATGTACTTGGCTTTCTATTTACCGCGTTCGGCAAGGTGTTTGGATTCCTCAACCAACACAGGATTGTTCTGGCGATTGTTGCAGGTATGATTGGCGGTGTATTGGTGGCAGCCTTTGTCAGTTGGGCAACTGCAGCAGCCGCCGCCGCCGTCGCAACTATTGCGGCTACATGGCCCATACTAGCAATCGGAGCCGCCGTTGGTGCGGTCGCATACCTAATCGCAACTCACTGGGAAAGTATAAAGAACGCGTTCATGACGGGTATAAATTGGATTAAGAACAACTGGCAGTATATAGTCGGGTTCTTAGTAAACCCGGTCGGATCTGCCTTTGCTTTAATATGGAAATACCGCGATCAAATAGTGGGATTATTCGGTGGAATTGCAAGCTGGATTGGTGACCGCCTTTCGGGAGTATACAACGCAATTACAAGTCCATTCGTGCGGGCGTGGGACTGGATCTCTAAACTCCCCGGCCTGATTGCAAGCTCAATTGGCAACGTTGGTGCGCTATTACGCGATAAGATTGGGAACTGGGATATACCCGGGCCACTTGGAAGAGTCAGAGATGTAATACCAGGATTTGCATCCGGTGGGTTTACTGGTCGCGGTGGGGTTCACGAAGTGGCCGGTATTGTTCACAAGGGCGAATATGTAGTGCCTCAAAATATGGTTGATCAAAGCACTGGATTACCAAAAGCCGGAACAGTAAATAACCGTGACGTACAAATCGGCAATGTATATCTTGGATCAGCATCAGCAGCCAAGGAGTTCTTCGCGCAACTTGATCAGGACATGCTACTCAGCAGTATGGGTATGACGCCGGCTAGAGGGGGTGCATAATGGCTACAGAAGTTTCTTTTGATGGCAATGATCTTCAAACTGCATCAATCTTGATTAGCAACATGTCCGGCCACGATTCTATGCCAGAAAAAGAGATGGAGCGCTTCTCGCTAGCGTTTTCAAACAGTAGCACCGTAATGGACCCTAACTACCCAAGCCGGACGATACAACTAAGCGGTAAGATTATTGGCACCTCAATTAGCGATCTCGATTCAAAACTTGATACATTCAAGGCGTACTTCAGAGGTAAAGAGAAGAATCTAGATATTGACCACGCAGGTGGCACAAGGCGGTACATTGCATCACTAAACAGTATGTCGATCGACCGGCCAAACGGCTTGTCGTTTGCTAACTTCGATATTGAGTTCTTTTGCAGTAACCCATTTGGCAAGGCAACTAGCAGTACTTCCGCACTAAGTGCATCGGCACGCACCCTTGGATCATACACGGACAGCCATACTTTTATTGGCACAGCGCCATACCAATTGCCGGTTATAACGATTACACTCAACACCGTCACCGGCGGAACCGGACATTTATCGTTTAGTAATGACGACACCGGCCAGAGTATTAATATTACCGGCCAAAGCTTTGTCGATGACGATGTTATTGAAATCGACTGTGTAAATAAAACCGTCAAGCTAAATGGCGCCGAAATTGATTTTATGGGTGCATTTCCTGAGTTTGAACCCGGCAGCCACGACTTTACTTACGGTGACGGATTTGCAACTCGTAACTTTGACATTAATGTGGACTATTATGCTTTGTATCTATAGGTGCCATTATGCCAACGCTTAACTATAGTTCCGGACCATTTCTACCCGGTACAGCAGCCGATGGCGGCGGTAGTGATGTCGCATGGACTAATCCTAACAACGCTAAAGTAACTGACAATACCACGACAGATAACATATGGCCTAGCGGTGGATTAAGAAGCAACGAGCTTTTGCTCTCTAACTTTGGATTTAATCTGCCAGATTCTGCCGTTGTTGACGGTATATTAGTAGAGGTTAAGCGATATGGTATTCAGGCTGTTGACTCTGTTGTAAAACTTATGAAGGGCGGAGTTGCGACCGGCGACGACAAAGCCACGACAAGTGGTTATCCGTTTATTTATGAAGTAAAAGCTTACGGCGGAGCTGAAGATTTATGGGGGACAACGTGGACAGTCGCCGAAATAAATAACTCTGGGTTTGGCGTTACATTAAGCGCGATGAATATATCCGGTAGCGGTAGCGCGAATATTGACTCAGTACAGATAACGGTTTACTGGCACTATGACTTTACCGTTGCTCCTGCCGATGTACCAATACGGCATGTTTATAAAATGTTCACCAACGATGGTCGTTATCTTGGGAACTTACCAAAGGTTACATCTAAGTTTGCATTGCAAGAAGAGGCAAATAATATCGGGTGCAGTATCAACATAGATGTTGCCGTATTTCCTGATGTTAGTCGCCAGCCAACAGAACCAATTCTTACTGAAGCTGGTGATCCGATACTAACAGAGGACGATCTACCATTACTTACAGAAGGCGCAGTACCAGTATTCTTGCCCGGCGACCAGACAGACCAAGACGTGCTCATTCGTAACGGCAACAGAGTCCAAGTATACGAATACAATTACTACTACCCAAACGGGAAGTTAATGTTCTCTGGCCAAGTCAATAAATTAACCGCCAGGTACGGAAGTAACTCTAGTGGTATACAAATGCTCGCTTACAGTGACGGTCTTGATCTAAATAGTTACATTGCAAGAGGTGCATCAGCAAACTACACACTTGATCAGTCGCAACTGACCGAAGATTCGTTTGATATCGTTAATAGCTCCGGCGGTGCCTGGAGCAGAGCCGGCCAGTCTGTCGCGGTGGGATCAACCAATATAGCGGCAGTAGCACTAAAGCTCAATGGCAGCGCTAATGTTACGGTAACGCTTTACGATACAGCCAATGGAACCGCTATAGACTCTACAACGAAAACAGTAAGCACATCGGGCGCAGAGGAAGTATTATTTGGATTCCCATCTTCTCATGATGGATCGAGCTTTTTCTTTACGATTGCGGTTGGGTCAGGACAAAGTATATACGTCAGCTTATCATCAACAAATGTCTATGGAGCCGGCTCACTTTATTCCGCAGTCTATGGCGGTGGGTCCGGTGGCGGCGTGTACTCGGCAAATACGGGCGACCTATGGTTTAAGACATACTCAGGAGACAAATCAACATCTGCTAGCTTCTTCTTAAAAGAGCCTGTCACAGAGATGCTTGCACCGACAATAGATGACTATAACTTGCGCGGTGGTCGGGTTACATATACTGAAGATAGTATTGAAGCAACCGATCTAAGCCTAAAGTATTATCTAAACACCAATACCGTACTAGATGTTATTAAGGCTGTTAAGGATATGTGTCCGAGCGGTTATTACTACCGTGCCGATCCTGGAACCTCAATACTTGATATGAAGCATATTTCCGAAACGCCAGACTTTACACTAGTAAAGGGGCATCATATTAGTTCGCTTGATCTATCTTTATCGATCGAGAATGTCGTCAATGATGTTCTATTTACGGGTGGCCAGACGAGCGGGGTGAACCTCTACAGCGAGTATACTAGCGGTTCAAGCATTGCCCGTTATGGACTTCGATTAAAACAAAAGACTGATAACAGGGTCACGCATCCACAAACGGCAGACGCTATGGGATTGAGTATTCTTGAAGAGTTTCAAGAGGAGCAGAATCAAACGACTGTAACTGTTCTTGCAAGGGATATGGACATAACACTACTTACGCCCGGCAAGGTGATTGGCTTTGCTGGATTTGGAAGTTTTATAGACCAGCTACAACTTATGATAGTGCGAAGAGATTACCATGTAACATATGTAACACTTGAGCTTGGCGCATTGCCACCAAGACTAACGCCAACTATTGAACGCATGACAAAAGAGCTGTTAGCACAACAAACGATTGATAATCCAAGTTCACCAACATAATATATAAACAAGGATAACCATAATGCCAAAAATTACAGGACTCTCAACCGATACAACGCTCAACCTAACTGATCTTATTCCAACCGTAGACAAAAGTGGAACACCTACAACTAAGAATATTGAGGTGCAAACCTTAATTGACGAGATTGAGGGCAACTTGCCACAGCAGGGATGGGAAGATTTTGGGCATTCTCTAACTTCAATAACCGCATTAGGTAACAGATCTTACACTGCTGTTGTATCGGGGGTCAACACTACAGGAATTACTTCAGTTGGTATGCGACTAAAACTTCCGAGGTCAGTAGCTGCGCCAACTCAATGTACATCACTCAATGGAACAAACCAGTATTGGAGTAAGTCGTCTCCTTCAGGTATGACCTTTACAGACGACTTTACTGTGAGTGCATGGGTGAAACCTACTTCCTATGCTGGTTCTGGTATTGTGAGTCGCTATAACGGTACGAGTGGCTGGATTCTGCAAATGACTGGTAACGGGCAAATCCGCATTCAAGGTATAGGCGCAGCAGCATCCCCTAATGAATATGGTGAATCTTATCAGTCCCTCCCATTAAATAAATGGACTCATGTTGCAGCAACTTTAGATATGTCAGGAAACGCATCGACTATTTACTTTGATGGAGTTCTTGTGCCTTCATCGTACACACAAGCCTCGCCTGGGACTGCTTTAGTACAGGCTGGCAACCTAGAAATAGGGTCATATAATGGGGGGGCATTTTTCCCCGGCAAAATTGCTCAAGTAGCAATCTACTCTTCAGTTCTATCGGCAGCAACCGTCAAAGCATCAATGAATCAAACCCTTACGGGGTCGGAAACTTCCCTAGTATCAGCCTATACCTTTAACGGGAATGGTAACGATTTATCTGCTAACGCTAACAATCTTACTGCTCAAAACTCGGCTACAGCGTCTAATACAGACACCCCATTCACTAACTCTGTCACGGGCACCAACATTACGGCCGGGACTACAAACTTTGGGATAATTACCGCTCAAACGTTTTCTACTGATACTACCTACACAATTCAAGTACCAGAGGGTGAGACGCTGCCAACGACGGGTGGAATTGGCACGGTAAGTTACTCCATGCAAAAGACGCCATACGGGTTCCCATCCAAGGCGAACAAATGGACGGTTGAGTCTCACTATAGGACTATTACAGCACAGGGTTCACCAACACTTAACGTATGGTATAACATAGCCCAAGCAAAAATTAACATACCAGTTGGAGCATGGGAAGTGTCCAATCAGATGACGCTCTATGCCGATAGGGGTTCCGGTAGTGACGTTACGGTAGCAGGAACACTATCGACGGCCAATAACTCAGAAAGCAATAAGCAATATACTGCAAGCGGTCAGGCCACTTCAAATACGATATTGTCACACACTATGCACACTCAAGGATATGAAGACTTGAGTTCGGCTACCGATTACTTCTTTAATATTCGCACCACCACAGGAAGCATGACTAATATTTACCTTGCAACCGACAGAGGTGTTGGCATCTTGCGAGCGAAGTGCGCCTATTTATAACGGTTATGATAATATTAACGTAAAGGAAATATATGGCTTACGGTCAAAAAAACTATAACGAAATACAGGGCATCAACGGTAAGTATAGGATTAATCAGATTGGCTGTTTCCTAACTTCATTCAGTAATCTACTAGAGCGATTTGGTAAAGGTATTGACCCGATCCAGCTAAACGCAGCACTCCGCGATCGTGGCATATATATCGATGTCGACGATGGTATTCGTGATGACCTTGGCTGGGGCTCTATCAGCGCGTATAACGGGAATATTGTAGTTCGCCGTTCGGGCAATAACTCTGCTGTTCCTAGCCGCAACTGTATTGTGCGCATTAAGGCTAATAACAGCTTTGGAACGCATTTTTGTTTAGTTGACCGTATTGAAGGCTCAACCGTTTTTATAGTTGATTCGTGGGACGGCCAAGTTAAAAAGTCCAGCGTATATGGCCCTATAACCGGCTGGGCTGAATATGCTAACAATACGCCAATACCAGTTCAGCCTGTAAAACCCCCCGCACCAGCACCAGCGCCAGCCCCCGAAGTTGATTATGTTGTAGTTAAGGCACAAGCAGGCTACGGCATTAGCCACCTGTTACGTGACGCCGGCTATTCTCAAGCTGAATTTGGGAACCCAGCTGAATGGGAGCGCTTTGGCCAGCTTAACGGAACAAAAAGCATTAAGCTTGGCGTAAGCTATAAAGTTTATAAAAAGTCGCTTGGTTCGCCGGCCTCTGCACCAGCCCCGGCCCCGCAGCCAAGCCCAGAACCAGAAATTGTTAATATAACCGTACAAAGTGGCTGGGGTATTAGTCATGTGCTTAAAGCAGCTGGCTACCAACAGGCAAGCTTTGAACGGCCAGATGAATGGCTTCGCTTCAGTAAGCTTAATGGTGCGCCAGAAGGCCAAAATATACGTTTACAGCCAAACCAAATAGTTAAGGTTTACCGGACACCATTGCCCGCCCCGCAACCAGTACCCGCACCAGAGCCACCAAAAGAAGTGCCTGTTACAGTCACACAGCCCGCTCCTGAGCCAGAAAAACCAAAAGCCGACCCTGATACCCTTGTGCTTGCAAAACCCGGCTGGAAGACCACGTATAAGGCTGACAACAAAGTTTATATTGCCACTGATAGCATTGTAGTCAAAGATCAAGCTGGTATTCAGATGGACTTACAGCTAGTTAAGGGCCAAAAGGTTACTGGCGCTGGCACGTTTGAAAAAAACGATGTTAAGTATGTCCGAACGCAAAAAAGCGTAGATAATGACTGGTGGTATGGCATACCGGTTGCTTCATTAAGTAGCGGCCAAGACCCCGATAAATACACTGGCCCGCTTCTTGAAGATGAAGACGATGATTCGATTTTTGATTTGCCTATGGACTTAGCAGACGAAGCCAAGGAACTATACAAGAACCTTAGTAGCCGCGAAAAGCTTGTTGCAGTGGTTGGCAAGGTTGAAGGCTTTTTGCTTCGGGCTGTTAATTTCTTCAATGTGTTTAAAAAGAAAACAGAAAAATAAGGAGTAAGCAATGGATATGCTCACCGAAATATTAAATAACGTTCCTGCCGGTACCTACTGGGCAGTATTAGCTGGTTTTGGCGTTTCGCTTATTCTGCAGCTGCTTAAAAAGTGGCTGGCCCTACAAAGCGAAAAGGTTATTAACTTCTTGCTTGGCGCGCTTTCGTTTGTTACGGTTGCAATTCAATACCTAACCACAGCTGTTAGCCAGAACCCTAGTGTACTAGGCTCACGAACAACGGCCGTAGTTACCGCTGCGCTTGCTGCCTACCACTTTAAATACCTTGGCATAAAAGACCTTACACAGCTGTTGCGTGACGCAAAAGCATACCGCGAACGCAAAGAGCGAGTTACTACAGCTGGGCTTGTTCCTGCTGGCGACAAAGAAACTGTCAAAGAAGTTCCGCTTGAAACTGTGCAGCCACAAGTGCCGCCAGTTCAGCCACCAGAAACCCCTGCAGAATTTCAGGCATAAGCTAGTTATGATTAAATAGGGCCATGGGCTCTATATTCGGAACACCCGCAGTTCAAACTAGGCGCTACACTTCAAGGCAGCGCAAATACTTTGACGCCCGCAAAACAGACCGGCCGCGGGTGGTTAAGCATGAACAAAAAGAACAGATCGCTATTTGCGATTGGCTACGCGAAACACTGCCGGGCGTGCATTTTCGCTGTGATACCGCTTCTGGCGGTTTCTCTAGCGCTTACGAAAAGGCTACGCATAACCGGCAACAAAGCAGCCCAAGCGAACCTGACATTATGATATTTGCGGCCCGCAAGGGCTACCATGCACTACTTATTGAATTAAAGGCTGCTGGCACTGAGCTTAAAATGCGCCGGGACGGCCGGGCTCTACGTGTTTATAAAGACAGCAAGGGGCGCATAATAGAGCGCGACTATAAGATACGCAAGAAGGGCGACTGGGCTTCGCTGCATATAGAAAAGCAAGCAAAAGTGCTTCAAGATTACCGCAAGCAAGGCTACTTTGCTACTTTTGCCGTTGGCGAATTAGAAGCCAAAAATATAATAAGCAGGTACTTTGACCTGCCTATTAATGAGAGTTTGTTTTAACTAAACAATTCTACATAAACCTTCGCGGCACTTTATGGGCGATTTATGTTTATGCCCAATGCCAAGCGCCCTGTTTCTGTAGTGTAGCCAAATTGCTGTTTCCCTTTCGGTGCGCACAAAAAACCGCTGAAAATACTTTGCTAGTTTTTCAGCTACCCACCGAAGCACGATATATTTAAAAAATACCGTTACGATAAGAAATTCAGCCACGTTTGCTATTAAGGTGATCATTTTTGTTTTTGTTTATTTTTACTATTGTATCACTGGTGCGGTGTCATCGCTAACCGGCTCTGGTGCAGGCTGTTCAACTTGCGGCTGCGGTTCTGGCTTTGGTTCTTCAACCGGCGCTTCAGGTTGTACTGGCTGTTCGACAGGTGCGTTTACTTCAGGCTGTGGAGTTGGTTCTGGTGTTGGTGCTGGCTCGGTTTGTGCGTTGCCTACAAGTTCATCAAATTTTGCTAGGTTTTCTTTTGACTCTTTAACGTAGGCTTCAGCCTTTTCAACAATAGCGACTAATTCTTCGCGGGTTACATTGTGTGCTTCAACAACATTAATTACGCCCGATTCTGTTTTTACTAACTGCATAATTTACTCCTTATTAATTGTTATGCTTAGTGTTAATTAAAGCGGATTTTTTTAAAACGTGCCAGCAAGCTTTCTTTTGCTGCCCTCCCTTCGTTTTTAAAGTATAGCTCCCGATTGTGGATTTCGGCGTGGTATACAACGCCAATAATAGCAACCTTTTTAGTAATTTCAGCATAATCTAGCAGTTCGGCTGGAATATCAACGCTGCCGTCATCATTAAGCTTATTGAACCGGTACATATTACCAAAGGTATGCCGGGCTACTGAATTAAGAACCGGGCTCGTGCCAACCAGCTTTGAAAGAATACGCGCATACCGAGCCCAATGTTTATGCCCAAATAATAGCAAATGGCTTTCAGTGCTTACGGTTATAACGCCGCCATATTCAAGCAGGTGCCGTATTTCATGCGGAATAACCAGTTTGTATTCGGTAACGTAAGCCTCAAGCTTACCTTCAAAAGCTGCGCTTTGGCGAATATCTTCTTCTAGTTTTCTGGTTTCCTCTTCCCAGTTGTTCTGCGTAACATGAATAGGCCGCGTTGGCCCGCCAAACTCCGTAATGGCGTCAATGTACGATTTTTGTTTTTCCTCGTCCATAGCAGAATTATAACCCTTATGTCTATAGAAAGAAAAACAGCCCCGAAGGGCTGCGTTTACTGTACCTGTTGCAAGTTGCAAACCGGCTTTGTTTTACCAGTTCGCTGGGCTGGCGTGAGTGCTTCGTAGGCCTTAACGCCGGCTTGGCATTCTTCTTGCAGCCGTTGCTTTTCAGCCCTTTCAACAGCTTGGCGTTTTTGTTCGGCACGCTGTTTTAGCTGGGCTTCCTGCTCTTTTTGGTATTGTACATACTGGGTTTTAACGCGTTCGCTTACCCTGTAATGATCCCAAGCGCGAACGCTTAGAATACCGAGCACAAAGACGGCTACTAATGCGATACCCACTATTATTTTTTCTCGCATGGTTATATTCCTTTCTCAAGGTCTAGTATACCATTTTCAAAACCGAAAATAGCGCCAACCAACATTGCCAATACAGTAGCAATAAACTTTCGCATGTGCCCGCTCCCTTTTTTATTTTTTGTTTGTGAGGTTAAGAGCAATGTAGCATGCTTAAGCTTGGCTTGCAAAATATTTCTTAATGGCAATAACTATTTTGAATGCTTCCTGATGGTCGATACAGTAGTAGGCTTTTGTTGCAATTCCAAGTGAATAATCCCTACCTAAATATTGTAAGCTACAGTTCCTGTGCCTGACTTCAGCTGGTTCAAGGTTAACTATTTTAGCCATTTCTTTTTACCCCAAACAAATTAGTTTGAAACTTTTTAGCTTTGCCAAGCTTGCCGGTAAGCAAAACTTCGCGAGCGTCTTTTGGCGAAATTTCAATTTGCCGTTCGCCTGTTTCGTGAAAGTAGCCAAGCAAGAAGTCGGACAAGTTTTGGTTTGCTGTTTTAAGTGACTCTTTTTCGTCTGCCAATTCTTCGTTTAGGTCGTTATAGCCGTCCATATTTGCAAGCCGGCGCTTCAGGTTTTCGCGGGCCACCGCTAAAGCTTCTTCGCAACGCTGCACTTCGGTAAATTCGTTTGTGTTTTCGGCCATTTCAACAAGCTGCTCTTTTATTGTTGCTATGCGGTTCTTAAACGACTCAATATCCTGCATAAAGGTACGGACTTTTTCAACCCAGCCAAGCACCTTTGCATTAACTTCAATTTCTTTTGTTTTCGGCTTACTCAAAATTAATCTCCTTCAGGTAAATTACAATCCACTTATTAATAGTTAAGCGGTCAACGCTAAATGCCCGCGCCATAACGGTTTTTGGTTCGTTCAGTTCATAACGCTTAACGAACTCGTCATAGCCGCAGTCATTATGCTTGTGTTTCGTCTGGTTTAGGTAATTCTTCAGCCCTATGTCTTCTATTTTTGGTGGTTTGTACTGCATTATCGCTCTCCTTTCGTATTGTTCTTAAATGATAGTTATGCACAGGCTTCATTATTTTATCTTTCGGGAACCACTTGTATTGGTACATGTAGTCGGTTATCTCAATGCCACAATATCCACACTTCATACGCTCGCCATTTCTTTAAATATTCGTTTGAAGTTACCGGCTACACGCGGGTTATATCTAATCGGGATTATTTTTAGCGCATATTTTGCTTCAAGTTTCGGGTGATAAATTACAAGGTCACAAATCTTTTTACCGCAAATGAGCATGCCAAAATGACACTGCGCCTGAACCTTTAGCGGTATGTTGCCATTATATATTTTCATGTGTGAATCTTCATTAAATGCCTTCACCTCTATTGTGCGGTCGTTAGCAACACCGTCAGGGCTATAACCACACATAGGATAGCGAGTATTAGTAACAAAACCCGGTCGGTCAACAGATCGAGCAGTAATTCGCTCATATAGTTCAATAGCCTCATCTTCTAGTAAATGCCCTCTCTTTGTGTAAAAGTTACCACCAAAATTACTTAGCTCTGTTAGCGCGTAAGATTGTGGCTCACCATTAATAATTTTTATTTTCCCGGCGTGTTCGAGTAGCTTATGCGCATTAGAGCCGGTGTATAAGCCGGCCCTAAGATTATGCCATTCAGGATCGCCCTGGGTTATTTCGTGAACGGTTATCATTTTTCTTTATACCCTCGTCGCCTAAGTTAAGCTGATCTACCGCAGTGTCGAGATCTTCGTCAGCGCCAACTAGTTCACCGTCCACACTGTTGGCCGCAATTATAGCAGACTTCTGTTCGTCATCGGCTTTTTCACCTTCAAGTGACGATTCACCGTCTATGTACGATGGGGTTCCATCTTCTTTAACAACAGCACTGTCTACTTCTACTGCTTTTTGAAGCTCAACACTCATAACGCCCCACTTTGATATAAGCTGTTTAATGACAGTTTTAAGCGCCATCGCGTTAAAGTTAGTTGACCAAGGACTGTTCTTGTACTTGGTGGTTGGTTTTAGATCATATGCATAGGCCTTAGAGTACTTCTTCGCATGCGCAACCATCTCATCCATACTCATGTATACTTCTTTGCTGAAACCATTAACAGTCGTGAACTTTGCAACATAGCCAATAACTGTGTCGCTCGTCTTGCCCTTCCAATCATAACTGTTGCCTTCTAGTGGATCTTCTTCGAGTAGCTGACCTTCATATACCGCAGTTGCAGCAATGGTCTTATACTTGCCGGTCCGTTGCGCAAGTTGAACGTACCCCTTCCATCCCATCTGGAACTGTGCTTCAGCGACACCGGCCCGGTTGTTTTCGTAAGGGATTATATGAGCGAAGCCAAGGTTCTTGTTAATAGGAAGATCGAGTGCTGCAGCCGTCAGACATGCCATGAATAGTGACACTGGCTCACACTTGGCAAGCTTATCATCGGCACCAATCATAGAACTTACGCTGGTCATGAATTGGCTAGAGCGATCGCCCAGTAATTCGTTGACGCGCTTTTGTGTAGCCGGCAAAGCCATAAAACCTTTTACCGAGCTTGGTTGAGATGTTTGTAATTCTTTAGACATTATTTAATCCTCTTTGTTAAGTATTTTTTCCATTTTGGCGTCGCGCCCTTCACCTTACCTTCAAGCTTATAAGTGTCGGCCACCTTCTTGTCGTCAACAACTACCTTGTAAAACTTTTTCGGCAATTCGGTCTTATCGTAGTCAAAGCTGATCCGCTCGGCAATAGTAAGCGAACCCCACTCACCCTTAATTGATTTGATGTCATTCTCAATCATCTGTTGCTCTACATTTTTCCAGGTCTGGTTAATGTAGTCCTGCTTCTCTTTAAGCATCTTAAGCGCAACTTCAATTTCTTGTTGCAGGTTGACTGCAGTGGTAGCTTCGGCCTGTATCACCTCATTAACATCTTCTGCCATTTGAATCCTCCCATTCTATTAGTATGTTTATTGTTACGATATGCCGGGTGCCTATATTTCCGTCTTATACCAAACCACAGCACAAAGCATATGAATGATATAGGTATTCCGGCAACCATCCCGACAGCTATATTAGCCGCTATTGGATCATACATAACTATGACCCTGGCCGTGCCCGCACTGGATTACTAGTTTACCGCACCCCGGCACTTTACATGCCAATAATCTAATGACCATGCTAGCCATGAGAAGCCCCCTCTTATTAACGTTTAATGTAGTTACATTATATGTATATATACAAAACGTGTAAATAGGCATTAAGGGTTCATTCGCAGATTCCTGTGGATAAGTAAAACCCCAGGCGACGGGGAACCTGGGGCTTCAAAGAAGAGTAGAGTAAGCATTATTACTTACTATAGTTAAAACGTTCTAAAAGAGTTCAAAGTTTTTCGGATTTACTCCCGTCTAAGGTGCGAAGCAACAATACATATATGCTTGTGCTTATGTCATAATTATAGCAATGGACGCAATAGTAAAACGATACTATAGAACACGATCCGCATGGTGGCGGTTAAATCGTTTGTTATTTCCAAGCCCGGCCGAGCTAAGGCTCATTGAAATCATGGGCGGTAAGTATGTGACAGTCGAATGGCTCAAGCACCCAAAGACTAAGTTCCGATTTGCAATTGTTCTATCGCTTGGTAAGTTTCTGAGGGACGAGAAGTTTGGCCGGGAAGTTCGTGTCGGCAAGTACTATATAGATTTTGGTAATGACGTGGGATGGGGTCTGGAGGTTGATGGCGCAGAGTACCACCGCGATATCGTTGCAGCGTTTGATCGGGACTCATACTTATACCAACGTGGCTGGCGAGTCATGCACATAATGGCGGTCCGGCTTTGGAACGAGCCGGCTGTCGTGCAACGCGAAGTCCTTAAGTTTTTATACACATAATCGTCAAGTTGTACAAATTTTGTACCCAGAGCAAGGCTAGTTATGCCCGGCTTACTGCGTTCTGAATACAATCCACAGTACACTACAACCCCTGAAAAAAACGTTTGCAATTACTATAATGTGCGGTATACACTAGGGTTAGTGATGAGCGTAGTGGCCGTCACCAAAAACAAAAAACGTCTCAACAAAAACAAAAAAACAAGCACCCCGATCTCTCGCAAGTCGGGGTGTTTTACTTTTTATAACAATACGAACATCTGTTCGCTCCCCTACCCCGCCATAAGTTTGACACTCTTGCAATCCACCCCTATAAACATGCAAATCGGGGGACTTCAGGGGCGGAGCGGGGGAGTGTGCTATTAGTTGTTCATATAGTACAATTAGCGTGAAAGTGAGGGAATGTGTTAATGGATCAAATTAATATTAACGACCTAAAAGGTAATCCAAAGAATCCAAGGACAATTAGTAAGCACGATTACGAAGCTTTGGTGAATAGCATTAAGCGATTTGGTGACTTATCCGGCATCGTGTTTAATCGCCGGACCGGCCAGCTCGTTGGTGGCCATCAACGCATCGAAGCGTTTAAAAGAATGGGCGGCGACAAGTCAGTTCAAATTACAGAACGACTGGAATCGCCAAACTCAAAAGGCACGGTTGCTGTTGGTTATGTATTTTTTGAGAATGAGCAATATGCCTATCGTGAGGTTGATTGGGATCAAGGAACCGAGAACGCAGCAAACATTGCGGCCAATAGAATCCAAGGGCAGTTCGATCTAGATTTGCTGGCTGAAATTACGTTTGAAATTAGCCAGTTAGAAAATGGCGACGAGCTACTTAGCCTGACCGGTCAAACGACTGACGAAATTAATCGCTTACTCGACTCAGTGGGTGCTGGCAGTAATGGTGGTGAAGAGGACGACGCTCCTGAAGTGGATGAGGTAAACCCTCCAGTGAGTAAGCTTGGTGAAATTTATCAACTAGGACGACACCGATTAATGTGTGGCGACAGTACGGACTTTGGGCAAGTTAGTGATTTGATGGACGGCCAAGTAGCGGCAATGGTTCATACCGATCCGCCTTATGGCGTTGCATATTCTGGCAACCAAAATCCAGCTACAAAAAATGCCAGCAATAGCGGCTCTGCAATGGAAATTAAAAACGATAAGCTAACTGGAGCAGAGTTGCAGAATTTGTTTTACAATTCTATGAAGAATGCAGTAGACGTTAGCGAGGATAAAGCAGCATTCTATATTTGGTATGCTACTAGTAAAAGCATAGAGACGCTACAGGGTATTCAAAAAGCAGGGCTTGAAACCAGAGCTTACATATTTTGGTATAAAGTACAATCGTCTATGAGTGCATTCATGTCACAATACATACCAAACTATGAACCATTATTGTATTGTCTAAAGAACGGCTCGACAGTTAATTGGTATGGTGATACGAATGAAACTTGTGTTTGGGAACAGCAGGTTAAAATGTCTGACCGCGTACACCCAACAGAAAAACCAGTAGCGTTGCCTACTAGGGCAATAAAAAATTCATCAAAGAGAGGTGACATTGTGCTTGATCTTTTCGCCGGCTCCGGCTCTACTCTTATTGCAGCCGATAAACTAGACCGCATAGCTTATCTGATGGAGTTAGACCCTAAGTATTGCGATGTGATCCGGAAGAGGTATGCTAAGCATGTAAATGCAACCGACTGGCACGAAGCCACTCCGGTTATAAATAAGGAGGCCGTAGATGTCCCAGCCCCAACAGCCACAGAATAAAGACATATCAATTGCCGTCGGATTATTGGGCGTGATAATCCTCACGCCTTTGTCGGTTGTTGTTAATTCAAGGCCACTCGCATTTATAGCGCTCATCTGTGGCGTGATGTTCAGCTACCTTTTTGTTAATAAAGACAGGTAATTATCCACAGACTTGGTTTGACTATATATCTTGCTGCGGTAAAATGGAGGAGTAGCTTAGATGCTACTAGGTGGGATTGAGTTCAGGTGCTTGGACTGAAGAATTACTTCTTGCGAGACAGTCTAAGCATTTTTACTTTAGGATGATATAATGTGCAAAGCTCAGGACGGTTGCCCACCCACCGTTCTGGGCTTTTTGTTTTGCCATTTTTTACTATATAAAGAGTTGTTACTTTGTTTATAAACTATTGACACTATGTATACACGATGTATACTAAATCTATAAATAAAAGGAGAGTAGATGGCAACACAAAGAAATTTTAAACCGATAAACATCGGAACTGACGACTGGGACGAAATCGATGCGCTTCGTAAAGAGCTGATCCACGACTGGTCTAAGCAACGAGGCATCACGGTCAAGGTTAGCATGGCCGAAACAATAAAGATGGCGGTTACTTTTTATAAGCAACGCCGGAAGTTGGTGGAGGCTAAAGAGGAGACTGCAAGCTTAAAATGAAAAGCCTAATGTTAATCATGATCACACTATTAGTATTTGTTGGCGTATTTATTCTGAACGCGAACTCATACAATAGAGCCGATATAAATCACGATGGCAAGGTAAATGATCTTGACCTTAGCATCGTATTAGAGAATTGGAGTAAATGATGACCGATCCAAGTGATTCAAATGCTGACTGCAGTAATGGTAGCTGTCCGATGTGCTACCCGGGAGTCGACAATGAATGAAGATTTTAACAAATTGTCTTTGAGCCAAATACTAACCTATGTCAATTCATGTGGCCAAAGCATCGAAATTAAAGGCGTCCGGCCAGATGGCAAAAGCAACACCTACCACTGGGAAGTAACCGTATACGGTAAGATCTACGGACACACCGCACAGGATGTAGCTGAACGATTACGAGCCTATCTTGAGTCTACCCCCACTAGTAAAGAAGGTATGAAATGAGAAAAGAAATAACAATACCATTCGGGCTATTCATCCTACTCGTCTTCAACAGCTTTTTGTTAATGCTAACAGGAATCGTGGGGCTAATGAAATGACATCCAATAGTAATACAGAGGGAGTGGTATGAGTAAAGTAAAAGTAGAAGATGTCTACAATCCAGAGAACATGTTGATGGGTATGGCGGTGGTACTGAGCTGGACACTATTTCTACCTGCAAGGTTCTTAGCGTATCTAGCCAAGAAAGCCAATAAGAACCCACAGAAAGGTGGAAATGAGTAAAGTAATCGACATCATTCAGTACATAATGGTAATTGCAGCAGCGTATATGGGTTTGTTCATAAGCTGGAAAGCAGGATTACTCCTCTTAATAATTGACGGGATAGTTGGGATTGGTAGAAACCGACTAAGAGAGGTAAGAGATGATGAGTAAGAAACAAGAAGAATTAACAAGACTTTGTAACTATGCTATAGGCTTGCAATTATCTGGTAAAGTGTGTGTATTTATAGACTTTTCAGGTCACGTTGAATGGGTAACGGTTAGTCTGAAAAAAAGTATCAAAGAGTATGACAAAATTCTAGACAGTTGGACTATAAGTTTTGGTAACTACTATGACGGTAAAAGCAGACCTCCAAGTGTAGTTAAGAAGCATGTTAGCGATGTTATTAAAGAAATGCAGACAGTTGTAGATAACTACGAGGCAGCAGTAGCCAAAGAGCAGGAAGAAACCAAACAGCGAGAAATTGAAAAGTTAGCAGAACTGAAAGCCAAATACGAAAAGGCCGAGTCATGACCACCACACCAACTACAGAGGAGTCTAAACTAACAGAATTGGAAATGGTTGATGGTGCAGTAAAACTTTTGATTAAGCTACTTTGTATACAGCCAAACTCAGAGAAGTCTACTAAACGCATACTGGCTGGCAATTGCTTTAAGACTAGATCACAAGCTAACTCATTTAGAGCAATGATGGACGATGTAATATCCGGTGTGGCAATACCAGCACGCAAACCCTGGTGGAGGTTCTGGTAATGGACAAAGTAAGCAAAGGCTGTCATTTCAATATTAGCGGTTTAGCACGTAAGTTTAACATTGTTCTTTGTGATGCAGAGCCTGAATATAAGGGCTACTGTCTAGATCACTTACCGTATCAATACAGGCTTGATTATGAACACAATCAAGTTACACAAGAGATAAGGCAGAAATACCTAGACCATATACATAATGGAAAAAGTATCGGTGAAGCACAAAAACTAGCCGGAATATCTTTTGAGGCCGCAATTGCAATCATTTTAGTTTACGTTCACCCAACAAATGTAAACAAAACTGGCCAATCAGTAGAGGCGTCAGAATGAACTGTTGGCACTGTGATTCACCCGTCAAGAACAGTAAACAGATCGGAGCGCCTTTGTGTAGTAAATGTATAGCGTAACTAATAAATAATCAGTTATTATTAACCATGAAAGGATCAAGATGAACTATAACAAAACTCTAGCAGTAACCGGCGGACTCGGCGGTATACCATTGCTCATGCAGTTTAGAACAATAGCAGTTATTGCGCTCGTAACATTTGCGATCGCACTATCCATCTCGCTGTTCTGGCGACGAAACAAGAACATTGGCGAGTAGCCATGACACAGCCAACTGCTACCTATAGCCATCGGCGTATTGTATTTGTTGCATTCATTGTAATGACCGCAATTATCGCTTGGCTCGTTCGACACGCATATCACATCTTGAATACAGACAAGACATCGACCGGCGATCTTAATGCTTTATGGTTCATCACCTTTGTCGCACTAGCCTATAACGGAATAATCGCCTTGCTAGAACGGCCACGTAAGGTGACTACTTCACAGCAAGCTCGACTAGATAAGTTAAATGTTGCAATACTGGTCCCGGCGTACAATGAGGATTTAGCGCTCCTGAAGAATTGCTTAATATCGATTCTTATTCAGACCAGAAAACCACAAACCGTCTGTGTGACAAACGATGGAAGCGACAAAGTAGATTACACGATTCTACGACGAAATGCCGAGGCAACGTATGCCAAGTATGGTATAAAGTTGGTTTGGAACGATACGCCGAATCACGGCAAACGACACGCACAAATGGTTGGCGTTGACCACACACCAGACGCAGATATTTACATTACGGTGGATAGCGACACGATCCTTGACCGACACGCAATAGAAGAAGGGTTGAAGCCGTTCGCTGATCCGGCCGTACAATCGGTCGCCGGAATCGTATTACCGCTTAATATGGACAAGAACCTGCTTACTAGAGTAAGTGGCGTCTGGGAAATAAACTCACAACTCATAGATCGTAACGGCCAAAGCCTATTTGATAGCGTCATGGTAAATAGCGGATGCCTCGCTCTATATAACGCCTACATACTACGCAAGTACGAGGACGCTTACTTAAACGAGGAGTTCTTTGGCGTACCAGTAAAGTTTAGCGACGACTCACTACTTACCACCTATGCGCTTCAGCACGGCAAGACCGTCCAGCAAGCGACTGCTATATCATTTAGCTCAACACCCGAGAAAGTAAGTCATCATATACGCCGGTACAATCGCTGGATGCGCGGTAGTTTTATACGGACGTGGTGGCGCTTCAAGTACCTTGATATGCAAAGCTATGCCTATTGGCTCCATATGTTTAAATGGTTCCAAACGTTGCTGAGTGTCTATGTTTTCTGGTTCTTACTATTTAGTGGAGCGTATACCAACGGTGATATATTGCCGTACTTAATCGCAATCCCGGCGCTCATTGCATACTTGCAAAGTTTGGCCACCCTGACCGTGCGCCGATCAGACCAAAGCTTTAGCCAGCAACTCATTGATTTTGCAATATCACCACTAACGGTTGTATGGTCAATGTCAGTTTTGCGAATATGTAGATGGTACAGCTATGCTACATGTAAAAAAACAGGATGGGGAACGCGTAAAAAAGTGGAGGTAGGATTATGAGCGACAGTAGTCAGGCACAAATTAAAAAACTTTACAGCGAGTACTTTAGGCTTTGCATACAGCGGGTTACGCACCCGAAGTCATACGAGGCATTTAACCGTGACATCCAACGGCAAATTAAGCGCTATATTGCGACCGAGCTAGCCCAAGCGATCGTCGAGCAACAGCCGGACAAGGGCTACTACATCGCAACGCCGGCCGTCGATGTGCCCGAGGATATTGTCGAGAAATATGGGTTTGTATTTCGACTGTGTGACAAGTGCGGGAAGGATGTAGCCATTGAACCAAAGATGCTTGAATACGCCGAGGAGGCCGACTCGATTATTTGTATTAATTGTTT